CACTCTGGTATCTCAGTCCGGTCAAACATGCCCGAAGGGTTTTCAGTAAAGCCGTACCCAAAGGATACCTGCACATACTCCCCCGGTGATACTGACAGGTTAGGGTCACTTATCTGCACCAGTCTCGATAATGAGCCTTGGCTCTGGGTAAACTCCACATCAAGGGTGAGCAACCCCTTATCAACATCCCAGTAATACCTGCTCGGGTCTATGACAATCGCTCCCGGTTGTCTTACTGCGTACGGTGAATCCCCCCTCGTTACTACAGGGACTCCCGTGATGAACCCCTTTGACAAGCGCAGAACAATATACTCGTCATCAACGTCATGGGCTCTCACCTTAAATCGGTCAACAGCAGTCCCCACCGGGAAGGTCGTTTGTAACAATCCCTCCAGATAGGGGGTGGTGGTGTCAAGGGCAGCACTGATAATGTCATTTATTTCGGAAATGTCAGTCTGCCCTGTCTTAGCCAGAACCTCCTCAACATCAACAAGTTTCAGTGCTGCCATTTTATTACACCTCTACAAGGTCATCATCGCCAGTTGACGGTGTGCCTGTTTCTCCACCAGTCTCAGTGGTTTTCTTTGCTGCCGTCTTTTTTACGACAGGATTCCTTGCCGCAGGTTTGCGACGAGTGCCTCGTTTAGTCTTGGTGGCCTTCTTAGGCGCTGTGGTGGCCTTTTTAGCAGGCTTCGGGGGTGTTAGTATGTCCTTAGACTTTGGGGCGTCTTGTTCCCCCTCTGGTGCCTCATCTTCTGGGGGTGTTGGTAGTGGGGGCGTGTCGTCAGACCTCTCCTCATCACCCTCATCGGTTGGGTCAGCCGGGGTCTGTTCCTCTACTACTGCTCGGGAGAAATACCGCAGACCATCATCGTTTCGACGTTCCAGCAAATCCTCAGCCAGAGCATCAGACACTGTGTATTGTTTGCCAGCAACATACAAGTTTTTCAGTGTGGAAAAACGCTGTGCTCGCACAAGTTCAATCGTTACCATATTAAGTCCTCCTTGAAATCAATCGTGATACACTAGACGCCCATCACAAAAAGTAAAAGGGGCTGCTAAAAGCAACCCCCTCAATACAAGCATACCGCCAAATTATTTGACTGGTTTAGCGTAATAGGACACCACAAGCGTATTGCCTGTAGAGACTGTCGTAGCCAACTGGATATTACCATCAGAAGTGATGGAAGCATCCGCCGTCACATCAGACGGAACTCCGGTAGCAAACATCAACACAGACTGAATTGTGTCCACTGCCATCATACCAGCCACTGCAATGTTGGTTACGGCTGCTGCGCCTGCAACGACTGCGGTTGCCAGACCCTGTAGTTCGGTAATGGCTGCACCTCTGTCGGTATGCGGTGTTACTGATTCCATTGTCATACATACTCTCCTTTATTCAAAGTAGTGGAGGCCGAAGCCCCCACCCAGTTACAGCGATTAGCCTACGATATTCTGATACTTCACAACGGCAGTTTCCTGCTCAATCTTGAAGTCAACGCGGGCGGTCAGCACGATGATGTAGCTGCGTGCACGGATGTCTTTGTCCACTTCAACATGAATCTGACGCTGGATACCAAAGATGAGATTCTGAGGGTTGGTCAGAAGGCCACTTGTGGAAGGCATCAGAGCAATAGGTTCAACCGGAGTGCCGTATGCATACAATGCATTGAAGCCCTGCAAGGAAGCATCGCCAAGTGCCGTTTCGCGGTTGGCGAAGGTATCACGGTACTCGGTTTCGTTGTCAATGGAAATCATGTGGCGCATTGCCGCACGATTCCGCAGGTACTGGTCAGGCATGGCTTTAACACCAGCCTTGAAGATACCCTTATGGATGGAAGCACCAGCCGCATCAACCACGTTGGAAGTGGTCTGGAGTAAGAAACCATCTTTCAAGGCGAGGAATGGGTCAGTAGAACCAGTGTTGCCAAGCAATGCCAGTTCTTCCAAATCCAGAGCAGCACGCTCTGAAATCAGAGTCATAATGGTGTCCTTCAAGCCGCCGGAAGTACCAGTTGCGCCTGAGTCACCTTGCTGGCCGATGTTACCACGTTCGACGTTGTCTTCGATAACGTCATACGGCAGGTTGATTTCAGCAATCACCTCAGTGGTGTTCAACTGAATCTGCTCAGTCAACGGTTTAGCGCGGTCAACCGCTGCCAGTGGTGTGCCGGAGGCCGGAGCCGGGCGCAGGATACGCTGGCCAAAGCCAATCTTGTTGATTTTACGCTGAGGCGAGTTCATCGTCACTGAGCGTGATTGTGCCAGAAGCGTAGGCTGTACAATTAGCTTACGGATAAATGTGTCGGCCTGCTCCGGGTTGAGAAGACCACCGTTAGCGGTCAGGTCAGCTACCGCAATGTCGGCCTTCTGGATAAGTTCCTGATTGTTCATATTCAATCTCCTTTTTAATTATCGAAAATGTCGAGTGCTGAACCAGTGAAAACATCTTTCGGTGGCTCGGCCTTTTTCACAACCGGAGCCTCCTCTGGAGCATCACCAATAATAGTCTCATTTACAGCTTTCTGAGTAGCTTCTGCGGTAGCTTCCGCTTTTTCTACACGTTCGCCCAGAGTCTGATGGCTCATTACTACACCATCAACCTTCTCGGACAACTGGTTCAGACTGTCTGCCATTTTGGTAANAGTCTCTGTCAGGGTGGCGAGGGCGCTTGGCTCCTCAGCCACAGGTTCATCATCTTTCACGACAACTTCCGTACCGTCTGCCTCGGGGTCATCTCCGATACTATCAACTGCGGTGTCGAAGGTGCCGTCATCATCGTCATCCTTAGCCACAACGTCCTCAGTAGCACCCTCAGCCTTCTGCACAGCAGGTGGGGTCTCCGGTGCAGGGGTATTGCCGTCGGTGCGCTTGTTGGCTGGTTCATCTTTCGACACCTTGCCGTCTGGCTCGACAAGAATATACCGGGCCATCTCAAAGGCCGAGGAGGGGAGCCCCGCAGCCAGAGCCAGCACATAAGACTTGAAGGAGTCAATAGCCTTGGCAATGGCAGCTTGCTTCTCTGCTGGGGGAATATCATTGCCGTACATGATGTTTTCCACGGTTTCGTCAAGGGTGTCATCCGCCATCTCGTAGGATGGGAAAAAGCTGGTCTTCGCCATGTTTGTATCGAAGTCAGTCGAATCCGGGTAGTCGTAAAACGCCTTCTTCACGGTGTCGAGAACAACGGCCACATCATTGCTCATTGCAACAACTGCGGAGTCCTCACTGTAATCTTCTGACTTGCAGACCACCTGTGTATCGGCTTCATCCTCAGACTCAACAGCCGCGAAACCTTCTTCCTCGAACTTCGCAACCACCTCATCTGTAACAACACCCTTGGATACAACAAAAGCAGCCACTTTGGGTTCTGCGTCTTGTGTTTCATCTTTCCTCACACGAAAGAGTGCGCCAAGGTCAATCATACCATCCTCCTGTTTATCTTTTTTAATAATTCTAAACGGTATGCGGTTAGCACCCCGATTCACTAGAGAGACGAACGATACATCTACATCTTCCAGCTTCCTAGCGTTCATCTTCACCTTCATATCAGCCCCTCTACGAATGAGAAATTATGCTTGTGCCCATCTTCCTCTGCCGTACATGTCCCATGAGTAATTGCATGGTGGTGTCCATCGGCAATGCTGGTAACCCCTCCAAGGAATGTTCCATCCTCAGCAAATTTAACAAAGAATCTGTGGGAATGGCCTTCATTCTCCGTGGTTCCTCCTTCAATGACATCGGGTATCTCCATTTCTATTACTTCCGGGGTTCCCCGTACAACAGCCTCAAGGGAGAAGCCGTTAATCTCACCCTTCTTCACCTGAGCCCAAATCTCCGGGTCAGGGATATGCACCCCCACTACCCATGACCCTTCAATAAAAGTGTCGTCACCTTTTCGGGCAATGAAAGACTCAACCACATGAGCCCCAGTCTCCAGACCATTGTGCTGCTTATCAACTTTGCTGGTTTTATTTTCTACTAAGAACTTGTGGGCAGCCTTACGGATGGTTTCGGCATCCATAAAATCACCATCAGAGTCTGGTACATCAGGGGCATAAACCTCCCCATACACGACATGCTGTTCCTCGTCAGACTTCTTAATTGGTGTTTGCTTCCTGCTCATGGGTCGCAAAGGTAGAGCCCCCTAATGCATTATGCAACTGTGCACTTGATTGCACCGTCATTAAGCATTTGGGAACGCCTCCCTTAGCTGGTCAATAGAAACACCCAACTCCAAGGATACCTCACTCAATGTGGAACCCGCGTCTAGCATCTGTTGCGCTCGCCCGAAATCGGCAGTGTCCTTGAATGGTATCTTCAAAGGTTTCTGTACTGGCAATTCTGGTGTGTTACTTCCGGTGAACACACCCTCTATTGCAGGTGCTGCTCCGGTCTTAACAAGTATCCCTCGGCACAGGGGGTGGAAGGGTGGCATTGACCAGCCTCTGGCCGCCAAGTCAGCGTCAGACAGTCTATCAAACTCCCGCAACCCTGCTTTACTCTGGCTTGGCCATGGGGCCAAATCCTTAATATCTGCTGGGTTCTCGGATGCGAAGATGGTTGACAGCCGTGACTTCGCCTGTGGGATAGAAAAAGTCTTACCATGCATCCTACGGCACACTGGGCATATACGGTTGTCCAACTGCTCACTTATCTCATAATTGGTTACACCAAGAGCCTCGGCCTCCATAAGATACCCCCAAGCCCCGAGTCGGGAGGTGTGCAAACTTGAAACCATCTGAGCGCCACCATGGATTGCCCCTCTGCCCGTCTGCCTGCCAAAACTCACCAACTCCTTTAACTTACGCTTTTCTGCCTTCTGTACGGAGGTATCCTGCAACGCATTGGCCGCTTTCTGCTCTTCCTGATTGAGCGCATTGTACCTCTTTGTGAGTTCTCGATTTATAGACTCCGCCATAGCCGCCATAGCGAGACGTGCTCCGGCCTCAATCTCCACCATGGGTGGATTCTCCTTAACCCCGGAGAACTTTGCGTTAGACAACCTGCTTGCACCAAACAACACAGCCGCTTTTCCTATGGTGATGAAGTATTTATGCTGAGACTCAACAGCCTTGGTCACGTCAATGCCAACTATCAGGTGTGCGGCCCCTTCGTAATCCCCTTCGGCTATGGCCTTGACTATCTTCTTGGTGAGGGGGGTGATGGCCTTATTTACGCTCGACTGAACCCTCTTAGACAGACTCTCCTCAAGCACCAAAAAACTCTCGACTGAGATTGACATTAGTGTGCCGGGCACCCGCAGTTCATGTCAGCCAAGCACTCAACCATTTCCATGGCCCCTGCCGGGTCTTCCTTCATGCCGGGGAACACCTTAGCTGCAACAGTATTGTAGAACATAACCGATTCAGAAGGGGTGTAGTTCTCTATCGTACCTTTCATAACAAGCAGTTCATCCTGTGAGAAGTCATGCTCCCCCTCCGCCACAGCCGCCCATTTGTCAGCAAGTTCAAGGATAGAGAACCCGTCTGCCTTCTTAACCTTGTCATTGGTGTTCTTCACAGAAGCACCTTTGGGGGGCTTCTTCTTTGTAGGGTTTGCATTAGGGTCTACTGGCTGCCCACCCTGAGGTGGAACTGCCTGTTTATTGGCTGCATCTGCTAAAGCTTTGGCCGCATTTTGTTCAGCTTTTGCCTGCTGTTCATCAAACTCTAGGTTCAAATCTGCGACTCCATTTAAGGCATCCACAGTGCTCTGCTTCGTGACACCGTTGCCACTGGCCATACCAATGGCCTTCAACTGGGAGTCTACATTATTCGACTTAATAGGGTTGGACTTGTAAACCAACCCATCTGCCCCGAGCGCCTTCATAAGGGTCACGTTCATTATAGTGTCGAACTCCTCCCGTTCCGGTTCAAACACCTGTGCCTCTGCGACAAGGTAGGACGCTTGGGCTGTTGCAAAGTTATAAGCCAGTGCCTTGCCAACAAAGATAGGAGGTAGCCGGAAAGAGCCTCGCACTCGTTCTTCACATCGTTCATCATAATTCTCAAACATGGAGTCATTGACTTTAGCCGAACCGAATTGCTCAACATTGATTTTTACATTACCTGCCGAGCCAACAGCCCCCCCGGAAGTATATGCTTCCACGATAGCTGCTCTGTGCTTATCCTTACTACCGTTCAAATAGCTTTCAAGAGCCTTTCTGGTTCCCTCAATCATCTGACCACCTGACACGGTGATAAGCACTGGAGGAAGTCCTCCAGAATCAAAGAAGTCGAGATTGTGTACCTCGGCCTTGCGACTGCCTAAGACTGATGGGGTTTGGTTCACCCACCGAGGTATCCCATAGGGGGTTAAGCTGTCTTTGATGACCGTGAGGTGAATTACCTCTGTAGCCTCTTTTGAGGCTGAAAGCTTTTTGCCTTTGGCTGCCCACTCACCGCTAGTCTTGTCCAACTTACGACTGGAATTGAACTCACGGAAATAAACTACCCTTGAGCCTACCATCTGGGCGTAAGGACGTTCTCGCACAGAAACATTAACCGTGAACTCCTTACCTGCCCTTATGACAGTTTTAGGTACGGTGACGGGTTTGGATAGTCGGCAGATACGCATGTGCAGTGAGGGCACTCTACGAATGAAGATTACCTCCCCAGCTATATTCCTTAGAACCTCGATGTAAGCGTTCCCGGTGATTTCCAAATCGCGGCGCAATTCACGGCGCATTGTGACCATGGAAACCTCTGGGTATGGCTCTTTGAAAAAAGCCTCAATCTCCCCTTTCCTTTTCTCGTCATCCTTTGTATCTGCGGTCTCTGGGACAATCTCTGCCCCTGTGCCATCAATGTTCACTTCCATGGCCGTTATGCACTGATTCAGTGTATTGTTTTTCGGAACCAACTGCATCAGTGATGATGGGATGTAAGGCGGGGCAATGATTATGGAGGACTTGCCAACTGAGTAATACAGGCCAGTGAAAGCATCCTCGGGTGCAAAGGAGTTGGAGCCTAGAACGCCAGACTCTGCCTTTTGAACATCTGATTCAGACTTATTTATGACGGTCACGCCGCCTTTGATGTTGTTCACCTTACTCATGGGCACAGCCTCCACAGAATTAGAGGCAGCTACCCTATACGCACATTATGGGTTAGTGAACAACTTGGAAGGTCTTGCGCCTGTTCTCTGGGGTGTCCTCGGTCTCGGATTCTTCCGGCTCTGGCTCCTCACTATCGAATAGGGGGGTAGGGAACACCGCCTGACAACCACCCTCGGCAGAAATCATTGCAACATTGCAATATGGAACAAATACTGGGGAGGGTATCATGTTTCTCATAATAGCGGCCTCTATCCCTTCATCCCCTAAAACAGGCCCACCCATTCTACTCCAACGCAGAATTAAAGTCTCCTGCTCATTCTCCTCTACATTGACATAGTACGTGACATAGAAATCCATGTCGTAGTCTCGCATACCCTCCAGCATGGACTGCACCATGGCGACCTTAGTATTGCAAAAGAACTCCTCTGCTTCTGTCATTCTAACTCCTCCATTTCTGCCAGATTATAGCCTATCTCCGCGTCTGCTGTGAACCTAACCTTAGGAGACCACCCGAAGTCCTGCAATGGGAGGTTGCCCATTACGTGACAAACCCTCTCGGCCCACACCTCAGCATCATCCTCTGGCACGTAGGATTTAAGGTCGTCGTGAACCATCATAAACGGTCTCAGGGTTTTGCCCCAGTCCTCCGGGTACAACCTCTTCAATTCCATCATGGCAATCTGGGTCATGTCTGACAATGTGCCTTGCACAGGGGAGTTGATGGCGTTCCTCTCTTGCTTTGAACTCACCGCACTGTCACGACTGTTAATCATTGGTAAGTGCCTCACCCTACCTAGTGGTGAGGTTATGTATTGGTTTCTTCTTGCGAACGCTTTGTACTTCTTGTGCCAAGCGTGAAGGGAAGGGTACATATCAAAAAAAGCCTCCCTGTCACTCACCGCTTCCTCGTCAGTAAGGTGAACCCCATAGGATACCGCTGCATACGCCTGATACCCGCCAGAACTCATACCATACAGCAGACCGAAGTTGATGGCCTTTGCCCTCTGCCTGTTCATCTTGAAAAACGCCTTATCCTTCTTTGAGGTTGCATGCTTTAGGGACATGAACTCCTCAAGTTCCATGCCGATTACCCCGGCAGCAGTTTTGGCATGAATATCAACACCATTGTTGAAGG